CGAAACAAATGTATTCAATACATACTTTGCTGGACAGCAAGCATTGGCTGAAGCCGTTGCCGAAGAGCCACACGTAGTTATTGGACCAGTTGTTGACAAGTTAATGCGTCACCGTCCACTTGGTTGGTACGGCGTACTTGGCTTCTCACGTTACCGTGAAGAGGCGCTTTACCGCGTTGAGACTTCATCTTCAATCAACTACTAATAGTTAATTGACGCTGCAGCAGGGGTCGCTCACGTGCTCCCTGCTGCGGAGTAAGTCAACTAAGGAGACTAATGACTAAGTATTACCTAACACCACCAGTGGTGGAATACGGACCAGCAGGCGGAGGACGTTTGTTTATTCGCTATCGCTTAAACCGTGGCGAGAGCCTAATGCGTAATAACGGAGTCTGGACTCAAACAGCATTTCCAACAGAAGATGTAATAAAAGCCGCTGAGTTATTTTATCTAGGCGGAAGAGAATATGAAATTACCTCAGGGGTTTATAAAGAATTAACTGACCAAGGGTTCGGGGCAAACGTAAGGGCGGAGTAATGGAGCACCAACATATAAGTAAGGTGCTTGAATGGGGATTCAGCGCAGACCATAACTTTATAGCAACTCTTTGGGGTTGTGCGTTATGTGATATTACAGCCGATAAACCATTTGAGTATGAAGATATTTCAATTGACCACACACAGTGTGATGAAGATTGCTTTGGCTGCAAGGCTAAAGGTTTACAACTAGCAACTGGTGATGCCTCAGGTAACATTATTGCTAGTGGTACAACTCAGAAAAAATGGGATAGCGAGTTAGCATTCTACAGAGATGCGCGTTCACAAGGTGTACAACCTGAGGGCACTTCACGCAAGGCTGTAGAGAAAGCCCTAGAAGCATCAGAGGTCATGAATAAACCTTATGACGGTAACAAGATGCCAAAGGCAGAACATCTAAACAAAGAAATAGTGTCCGTAATGAAAGAGATAGGGAAAATATAATGGCTGCAATGAAACCAATGTCTAGTAAAGCGGACATGAAGCAGGATGCAAAGATAATGAAGGGCATGAAGCCTGCTCAGAAGTCTGCATTTAAAAAGGCTGATGTAAAGATGGATAAGAAAAAGCCAACGGCTAAGGCTGACATGAAGATGGATATGGCTCTTCGCAATCGTATTATGAAGAAAAAAGGTAAGTAATTATGTGTACACAATGTGGATGCATGGACCGTCCAGTAACAATTGACGCACCAGTGCGTACAAACACCAAGCATGTTGCTCCTTCTTACACAGGTGCATCAAAGGTTGGTGGGCAGGAGTTACATAACTCTGATGCCTCAGTAATCAAAGGCTGGAACATCCCAGCACCATACGGAAAAGGAAAATAACAATGGCTAACGAATATATGAATAGCAACGTAACTGGTGCAGGACTCACTGTTCCTGCAAAGGTTCGTAAGGCTGCAACAGACAAGTCATCTGTCAACAAAGATTTTGGTGGCGGAGTTGGACCAGGACAAGCACCTATGTCAGCACCACGCTCAGGCGGAGGAACTGCTAGTGGACCAGCAACAGTCATCCAGGGCATTTACACACAGCCTTCTGGTGGACGTAAGATTTAATTATGATTAACACACGCAACTCGGCTGAAGACCGTTCAAACATGAACAAGATTTACAAGCCTATTGCTGGTTACGTTGGTAACGTAGTTAAAGAATACCGCCAATGGAACAACCAAATTAATGCTCCTGCCCGTGGTCCAGCCACAGGACAATTCTATGGTGCATTACTTCAGGGTCGCCGTTATGACGACAAAACTGGAAAGCAGATTAAAAAGTAATGGCTAAAGGTATGGGCTTTAAAGCCGCCCAAAAATCTATTGCTAAAAAGTCAGGCGTATCTATGAAGTCTGCTGGAGCAATCCTTGCATCATCTACACGCAAGGCAAGCCCAGCAGCAAAAAAAGCAAACCCTAATTTAAAAAAGGTTAAAGGAAAGTAAATGGCTAAATCACCAGCATGGCAACGTAAAGAAGGACAGAACCCTAACGGCGGTCTTAATGCAAAAGGTCGTGCTAGTGCCAAAGCCCAAGGCAGTAATCTCAAGCCACCAGTAAAATTAGCGGAGGCAAAGAAATCTCCTAAGGCTGCAGCACGTAGAAAATCATATTGCGCTAGGTCGGCAGGTCAAGCAAAGATGTTTCCTAAGGCTGCTAAAGACCCTAACAGTAGATTAAATAAAGCAAGAAGGGCTTGGGATTGCTAATGCCTGCAAAAAAAGTTTGGGATACACCTAATCCAAAAAAGAAATCAACACCACTAACACCTGCTGCTAAAGCATCAGCCAAGGCTGCTGCTAAAAAGGCTGGCAGAAAATATCCTAATCTTGTAGACAATATGAGAGCAGCGCAAAAGAAGGGTAAGTAATGACCACATACGGCACGGCTAGATATAACGGCACTACATACACATTGTATGGTTTTCCAGGTTCTACTCTTCGTGATGAGATTAATCGTCTTGCTAATGGCGGGGAGTACCCAGCATACACAGCATACCAAGATGAAGATGGTGCAGTTAATGACTGGGCTGGTACGCCTAACGGTACACCAATGCTTTCTGCTTTAAATCTTAAAGCCAGTGCATCTCGTAAGTATCCTGATTATAAAGGCTTCAATGCTGTTGCCTCCGAACTTGCTGGGATTACAGACCCAGCCAAATACCTAGAGATTGTTACTGCTCTCAGATTGATTGCATCCTAATGGCAACTACATTTCAAAATCTTATTGATGACGTACAGTTAGACCTTTCAGGTTTTACGTACCGTCAAGACCGCGTTACATATATTACTGCTGCTATTACAGCAACTGACCTTACAATTAAAGTCTCATCTACTGAGAACATTGGTAAAGGTATTGTTGAAATTGATGACGAAATGATGTGGGTAGACTCATATGACCGTCAATCAAACACAATTACTATTGCACCATTTGGTCGTGGCTATAACGCCACTACTGCAGCAATACATGCAGTAAACGCAAAGATGACTATTGCACCTACATATCCACGTCAGGCTGTTAAGCGTGCAATTAACGATACAATCAATGCTGTATACCCAAAGGTATTTGGTATTGGTTCTACTACCGCTTCATTCCTTGCAAGCCGTACTACATATTCATTGCCATCAAATGCTATTCAAATTCTTTCAATGGCTTGGCAATCAGTTGGACCAACAAAAGAATGGCTACCTATCCGCCAATGGCGTTGGGACCCTATTGCTAACACAACCGCTTTTACTACTGGCAAAACCGTATCAATTTATGACAATGTCCTTCCAGGACGTACCATTCAAATTGTATATGCAGCCTTACCTGTAAACCTTACAAACCTTACAGATGATATGGAAACAACTACGTTGTTGCCTTCATCTATGCGAGATGTTCTTGTTTATGGTGCAGCATGGCGTCTATCTTCTTATGTAGACCCAGCGCGTATCTCTATTTCATCACCACAATCGGATGAGATTGATGCCAAGCGTCCATATGGAACTGGCTCAAATGTAACAAAGCAATTGCAAACGCTTTACATGATGCGTCTTGAAGAAGAATCATTAAAGCAAAAACTTCAGTACCCAACCCGCGTCCACTACAGCCGATAGGTAAATAGATGACAGTCAGAAAATATACATCCCGTTCACAGCAAACAACATTAACTGCTGCCGTCACATCTGGTGCAACGTCAATGACTGTTGCATCTGCTACAAATCTTTTAGGTACAATTGCAGGAGCAGACATTACTGGTGGCGTTACATTTACTGTAGTACTTGACCCAGATACAGCCCTTGAAGAAATTGTAGATATTACTTCTGCTTCAAGTAATACATTTAGTATTACCCGAAGTATTGATGCTACTGGTACGGCACAGTCTCACTCTGCTGGTGCAGTAGTACGACATATGATTATTGGTCGTGACCTTCAAGAAGCAAATAACCACACAGAAGCATCATCATCTGTACACGGACTTGTTGCTACATCAGGTGTAGTTGTAGGTACGGCTGCTACTCAAACACTTACAAACAAAACTCTTACAGCACCAACTATTACAGGATTGTCTAATCCTACAAATGGTGGAGATGCTGCTAATAAAACTTATGTAGATAGCATTCTTGGTTCAGCAACTGCTGCATCAACTTCTGCTTCTTCAGCAGCAACCAGCGCATCAAACGCTGCAACCAGTGCATCATCAGCAAGTACGTCTGCTTCTAGTGCAGCAACATCAGCAAGTTCTGCAGGAACATCAGCATCTGCAGCAAGTACATCAGCAACATCTGCTGCTGCATCTGCAACCACTGCAACTAATAGTGCTGCAACTGCAACCACTCAGGCTGCTGCTGCTTCTACATCTGCTAGTTCTGCATCTACATCTGCTTCATCTGCTGGTACATCTGCTACATCAGCAGCCGCGTCAGCGACTGCTGCTGCTACTAGTGCTACATCTGCGGCGGCTTCTGCCACCGCTGCTGGCAGTTCTGCTACATCTGCATCTAATAGTTTAACTAGTATAACAGGACTTACTGGTTCTGGTCTAGTCAGAGACATGGGTTTAATTACTGATTCAGATACAACTACAGCCACATATATAAATATATCTACAGTTGCAGATGCTGCTGCTACAAGCGCAGCCTCAGCATCTACTTCGGCTAGTTCGGCTGCTACTAGCGCTACATCTGCTGTTAACTCAGCCACTGCTGCATCTACCTCTGCATCCTCTGCGTCAACCAGTGCTTCTAGTGCTTTGACTTCTCAGACCGCAGCAGCCACGTCAGCATCCTCGGCTGCTACAAGTGCCTCTAGCGCCTCTACAAGCGCTTCTAGCGCTCTTACAAGCCAGTCTGCAGCCTTAACTTCAGCCTCTAGTGCAAGTACTTCAGCCTCTAGTGCGGCTACCTCAGCCTCATCCGCTGCAACCTCACAGTCAGCCGCTGCTACGTCAGCGTCTTCTGCCTCTACCTCAGCGTCAAGTGCGTTGACATCTCAAAGTGCTGCTGCTACTTCAGCATCTAGCGCTTCTACTTCTGCCTCATCTGCAGCCACAAATGCTAGCAGTGCAGCCACATCTGCTACATCCGCAGCAAACTCTGCTACGGCTGCAGCGTCATCTGCTACAACAGCAGCCTCTTATATTCCCAGTATCACCTCTGGTGTTAATGGGTATTTCTTAACAAACAATGGAACATCCGCTTCATGGACTAGCCTCTCAGATTGGGGAACAGTATAATGGCATTTGCCTTTCAACGCCGCAGAGGTACTACCGCTGCACACACATCCTTTACAGGTCTTGCTGGAGAATTAACAGTAGACACAACAAAGAACACAGTAGTAGTCCATAATGGTTCAACAGCAGGTGGATTCCCATTGTCAAAACAACGTCAAGCACCTGCAACAACTTCTGGCACAACATACACACTTGCTTTAACAGATGCAGATGGAATTGTAACTACAACCAATGCTACAGGTATTACGGTTACAGTGCCTCCTAGCGTATTTACTGCTGGTGATTCCGTTACTGTTGTACAAGATGCCGCTGGTCAAGTTACATTTGCAGCAGGTTCTGGAGTAACTATTGTTTCAACTGGTGCAACTACTGCTGCTCCTAAGATTCGTGCAGCCTATGCTGCTGCTACTGTCTATTTTAAAACAGGAGGCAGCACACCTACGGTTACTATTGTGGGAGATTTAGCATAATGGCTCATATACTTAAAGGTATAATTTCATCTGGAATCTCAGGACACCTTGCTATACCTGCTCAAGTTCTTGTTGTTGCTGGCGGTGGAGCGGGAGGCTCTAATGTTGGCGGTGGCGGAGGCGCGGGTGGTGTGCGTTACATGTCTTTTGATATTGCATTTGGAACTACATATAACATTTTAGTAGGCGCTGGTGGACCAAAGCCAGCAAATGATTCTTGGTCTAGCAATTCTTCACAGAGTGGTTCACAATCTCGTTTTGGTTCTTACTATGCAACGGGCGGTGGAGCAGGTGCTGGTTACGGCGGAACTGCTCAAAATGGTGGCTCAGGTGGCGGTAAAGGTTGGGCTGAATCTGGTTCAGCAGCAACAGGTAACGCTGGAAGTTACAGCCCGTCAGAAGGTAACAATGGTGGTTTGGCTGATGCAGCATCCTATACTGGTGGTGGTGGTGGTATAGGCAGCGCTGGAGCACGCCCTACTGCGGGTAGTGGAGCAACATACTTTGGTACAACATACGCAGCAGGTGGAGCAGGTGCACCGTTTAATGGTGGTGGACAATCTGATGCAGGAGGAAGCACTGGTAATGGCGGAAATGGCGCTCCTTCTGGTTATGTTTCAACAGCAAGCGGTGGTTCAGGAATAGTTAAACTTCGTGTACCTATTGCTAATACCGCAGTATCTACAACAGGAAGCCCAACAGTAACACCTGATAGTCCATATCGGTATTACACTTGGACTGGAACAGGGAGTATCACTTTCTAATGGCACACTTTGCAGAACTAGATGATAACAATATAGTGCTACAAGTAATTGTAGTTAACAATGATTCTATTGATTCTAACAATGAAGAAGAATCTGGCATTGCATTTTTGCAATCTTTGTTAGGTCAATCTACTAGATGGAAACAAACATCCTATAATGGTAACTTGCGTAAAAATTTTGCAGGAACTGGGTTTTTATATTCAGAAGAATATGATGCCTTTATTGAGCCTAACCGTCACACAGGCTGGGTATTTAATGAAACACTTTGTCAATACAGACCTCCATACGCACCGCCTAATGACGGAAAAGTGTACTATTGGGATAATGATGCAGAAGATTGGTTGTTACATCCAGGCAATCCTGCATAACTTAATAGTTAAAGGAGTATGCAATGAACAACAAATTAGAATATGAACCAGCAGATAAAAGGTTAAATGATTTTGTACCAGCAAGTACGCAAGTACCTGAGTGGTATAAAAAAATACCACCTTTTTATGGTAAAGACAAAAAGATGGCAATAAAAGATTTTAATGTTAACTCTACAGTTAAGCAATGTTTACCGTTTTTAGAAGCAATGACTGCTGGATATTTTATTACATTGTGGACAGATGTTCAAGTAACCATTGTTGATGGTCAACCTATTTTAACATGGTTAGCAAGTCCAGACCCAGTCAACTTTAGGAATCGTCCAGTAGATAGTTCTGATTTAGTTCCAGAAGGTTTTAGTCCAGCGCAATTTATATGGGAAAATCCATATTATATTAGAACACCTAAGAACTATAGCATTTTATTAACTCATCCATTTAATAGACATGACCTTCCATTTCATACTACAACTGGCATTGCTGATTGCAGCAAAACGCTACATAAAGGTTCAATTCCATTTTTTGTAAAAAAAGATTTTGAAGGAATTATTAAAGCAGGAACACCAATTGCTCAAGTTATCCCTTTTAAAAAAGAAAGTTGGGATTCTCAATTAACTTCTGGTTTAGTTGAAATTGGTGAAAAAAATAATTATGAAGCACGCAGAACTTTTAACCATTGGTATAAAAAAAATGCATGGACTAAAGTAGAATATAATTAATAATGTGTAAACAATGTGGTAACTGTTCTCAAGAACATGGGCGTTCAATTGATGACGCAGTAGACGAAGCAGAAGCATCTAATTTATAAGGAGATACAGTGACAAGAGACATAACCGAAGGTCGTAGTACCCGTGCTATTGCTGTGGATATTGGTCTTAATGCACAAACTATCTGGCAAAATACTAGCAACTCATATGATGTTGCTATTGCTGGTATTCCTTTTCTTATTGCTATTAAAGATGACCGTCCTTATGAACGTGCTACTGCACCGTTTCGCAAGCAACAGTTTGACTCACAACGTGACCCAGGAGAGCAATCGCTTTCCGCTTGGTGGTTACGTAGCCAGTCTTCATTTCATACTGGTGAAGGCATTAAGTTTTATGACCCATTGGCTAACCCATACTCAACTACTATTGCATCTAACTCATATCGTTACAAAGTATCACGTGGTGTAGAGGTAATGGATGTACAGGGGAACGTAACTTTGTTACGCCGTCCTACTAAAACACAGACTACAACTACGGCTGTTAGTCTTGAAACTGTATCTGTGTCAGGGGTTGACCGTATACTTGTACAAGATGGGGCTGCATTAAAAATTACTGATGGCACAACTAGTGCTATGACTACTATTTCTGCGGGTGTTGTTACAAACATTTATTCATCATGCAATGATGGGCTTAATGCTTATTATATAGATGGAACTAACATCATAAAGACACCATTAACTGGTGCATCTACTTCTATTGTACGTGTGCATGGCAAGACAGTTACATCTGCTGCCATGGGATACGTTAAACAACGTATTGTTGTTGGCATTAATAATGCAATTTATGAAATGCCAACAGCCTCAACAAGTACAACAATGGTTAGCGCTGTGTATACACATCCTAATACTTCTTGGCGTTGGGTATCTATTGCAGAAAGCGGCACTGCTATTTATGCTGCTGGTTATGCAGGTGCAAGTTCTGCTATTTATAAGTTTAATCTTGATTCAACTGGTGCTATGCCAGTACTTACATCTGCAATTACTGCTGCAGTAGTTCCAGATGGTGAGATTATTTACAGTATATATGTACATCTTATGTCTTATATATTAATAGGAACTAATAAAGGTGTACGTGTAGGAAGCATTGACTCTAACAATGGCAACATAACTTACGGTCCGCTTATAATTAATACTGAGCGTCCCATCCGTGCATTTGATGCGCACAATGCATATGTATATGCATGTTCATCATTCTATGATGAAGTAACTAACACAAACATTCCTGGTATTTACCGTATTGATTTATCTACCGAAGTTGACAACTTGCGTTTTGCTTACCAAGCAGATATATACCCAGAAGATATTAATACTGGAGAAGCAGTTGATGTATGTTGGCTTGGCAAGAGTGACCAACTTGCTTTTCTTTGTGCAACTATAAGCGATAACGTTTTACCTACTGGTGATTTAGGTATATATGTACAATCTGCTACAGAATTATACACTTCAGGGTATATTGAAACTGGACAAATTAGATACAATACTTTAGAACCTAAAAACTTTAAGCGCGTTGTTGCGCGTGGTGAGTTTACTAGTGGTTCTATGTCTATTAGTACAATAGATAGTACTAACCACCAGTATGATTTAATTAACTATGACTCTGTTGTAGGTTCACCTGAAGTTACAATTACGCAACCATCTGGCGCACAAGATTCTCTTGGCTTGCGCTTTACTTTATATCGGGATAGTACAACTATTTCATCTGGTCCTACATTCCATGGGTATCAGTTAAAGGCTGTACCTGCTACTCCACGTAGCCGATTAATTACTATTCCATTGATGAATTTTGATACTGAAACAGACAAGTACAACTCAACAATTGGATATGAAGGCAGAGCAATTGAACGATTAGCCGCGTTGGAAAACGCGGAATCAGCGGGTGACGTAGTCACTTGGCAAGATTTCCGTACAGGTGAACTATCACAGTGCCTCATTGAAGAGGTTAAGTTTACCGACATTACACCACCAGATAAAAGACTGACTGGTTATGGCGGAATCATTACACTCACTATTAGAACGGTATAAGTCCGACATGTCTCCAGATGTAGCCACTATTATTTATTCTTATTTCTTTGTAACAGCAGCAGTTATTGCTGGGGTTGGGCTTGTAGCCAAACACACAATTGCAAAACACACCGAAGAATTAAAAGATAAATTAAATAGAATTGAATATGCACTTTACAATGATGGGCATACTGGATTGATTAATAAAGTAGACCAGTTAATTGAGAATCAGCAACACATACGTGTAGATGTAGAAGTATTAAAAGTTAAGGCGCAACAGTAATGGGATTTATATTGCCTGAGCCAGACTGGGGTAATCCATTTCCAAATGTAGACCCAGATGAATGGATTGATGATGACGAAGATTGATGACTTTATAGCAGTAGCCACAAAAGAAATAGGCACAGCAGAAGAAGGCAATAACCTTACAAAGTATGGTGCTTTTACTAAGCACAACGGTCAACCATGGTGCGGGTCGTTTGTCATGTGGTGTGCTAATGAAGTCAAACAAAAGATGCCTAATGTGGTCTGGACACCTGGCGGTGTTGCCGCGTTTCAAGGCATAGGTGGCTGGTCTAATGCTGCTACAGCCAAGCCTAAGGCTGGAGACATAGTTTTTTTTGATTTTGTAGAAGGCGGTGCTCCTGTGGAGCACGTTGGAATTGTGGTTAAAGACAATCTTGACGGGACAATAACTACTATTGAAGGCAACACATCACCTGAGCATAAGGCTAAAGGCTCGCAAGCAAATGGTGGCGAAGTGGCACAGCGTATTCGTGCTTATAAAAAAGACAACAAGCGTAAACTCCCAGCATTTATTGTTGGGTTTGGTACGCCGAAATGGAGTAAGTAATGAATGCAAAAACTAAAGAACAACTAACAAGCATTGGTGGTACATACCTCCGTGCTTTTATTACTGGTGCAGTTACTGCCTTTACATTAGGCAAGACTGACCCTAAAGATTTTCTTACTGCTGGTATAGCAGCGATTATCCCAATCGTTATGCGTTGGGCTAACCCTAAGGATGCGTTCCCTAAGAAGGGATAACACCTACACAATTAAGAAGCCCCCGCTCTGGTACTTTAACCTACCAGGCGGGGGTCTTTTTTATTTTTAATCTATGTCTTTGTCTTCATCCCAATCAAGACGGTCAAGAATTGAACCATGTTTCTTAACATGAAGATAATAAGATACTTCACTTATGATACGAGCAATAACATCTCGCACTACTAGTGCGCTTGCTACTGCAATAAATACATTCCATGTTGTCATGCTGTGTACCTTTCAACTATAACTGGTATTGGTGTGATATTAAATTGTTTACGCAATTGCTTGCGTTGCCATTCTGATTTACCGCCCCACCAACCTAACACATTATGATTCAATGCATAGTCAAGACATTCAATTTTAACTAAGCATGCATCACATGTACGTTTAAGAAGGTTTTCTTCTTTAAATGTACCACTGCCTTCTTCTGTAAAGAACATATTAACATCTATGCCTATACAGTTTGCTTGGTTGGTGAAGTTATACATCATCCTCCTGTTGAATAGAAACCACTACCGTTAAACTTAACGGCTGGGGCTGACCATATTCTAACCATTGTGTTTCCACAAGTTGTGCAGGGGATAGGTGCCGAGTCCGATAACTCTACCACGCTGCCACATGTTTCGCATTTAAAATCATATAAAGGCATTACTCGCAGTCTCTCCAATCCATAGGCGTTGGTGCCGTTGTAATTGTTCCACAATCTTTACACTTCTGAGCAAGGTCATACCAACTTACTTCTCTTGACTCTATATCCCACATAACTGTTATCTCAAACATCATGCAGCCACAGATGCAAGCGAAGGCTGGCTCACCCCTCAGGTCGTTCATTGTTCCAGAAGAACTTGTAATATTCTACGTCAACAGAGAACCGTTTCATATGTTGAACAACGGCTCCTGTATGAGAGTAGAGTGGGACATCTGCTTTATTCATGAGTCGGAAGAAGTTGATGTCTTCTGATACAAACTTTTCTCCTACTCCAGTTTCATTAAAGTATGGGATAGCACCATGCACCTTGCGCATCTTGGTGATTGCACTGCGGTGCATAAGCACAAATCCAAATCCTGCTGAACCAACTTTGATAAGCGCATTTGCTGGCAAAGGATGAACATATTGAATCTTGTACTCTTCTCCGTCAACCCAATTAAATATGGCTGGATATGGCGCCATCATTGCACGTTCATTTTCTTTTGAGATAAAGTAAGTACCTGTAACTACTGGTCGCTCTATTGCATCTGCTGCTTGCCATACCTTATGTAGTGCGTCATTGGTAAGAACAATGTCGCTATCTACCCATAGCACCCAATCAAAGTCTGTCTTCTCATACCAGAACTCCAGTGCTTCTTGGCGCTGTCGTCCTATTTGATTGCCTTGCACACGCATGGCTGATGTAATAGGTAGACCAGATGAGATGATGCTATAAACTAAACCTTCAGTAAACTTACCGTCTGTTGTGCCGTTGTCGCACCAACATACAATAATTTTATCTTTCGGCTGAACTTGTTGTTTCTGTGGTATCTGATTTATTTTCTTGTGAGTCTTGGTCATGGTGTGGTCTCCAACCGCCTAAGTTTTTTACGAGTGAGTTGAGTGAGCGTTGCACTTTCATGCGTGCTCCGTCTGGTGTGCTGTCCATTTCTTTGGCAAGTGTTGCCCAATCAGGTTGCTCTACGCTAAAGCGTAGGCGGAGTATGTTTTGTTTGGCTTCTGATAGTTTGTAGTAAGCGGCTGCAATATCAGAGCGAAGTACTAGCCAATTCATACCATCACTTATATCTCCACCTTTAACAGAGTTACCTAAGTCTTTAATCTTAGATGGCATTTCATATGATTCTGAAATGATTGTAGGTAAGAAGGCTTCAACTACCGAGACGTCATAGTAATACAGGTCTCCAGTATCATAACCAACCTTCTTGGCTTTTTCTTTTTCGCAGTATTTAAGTGCAGCATTACGCAGTGATTTGGCTATTAACTTGTTCCTGTCTTTTTGTTCTAATGCTGACCACTCTTTGTACTTACGTGGATGTCCCACGAACCACACCCACAACTCTTGTCCTATATCATCACGTTCAATCATGTTATATTTACGTGCGTATTCAGATGCAAGAGTCTGTACTAAATCGTTGTACTCTTCAATGTAATTCATTATGGAATAATTACCTCACCATTAACAATGGGTACTGCAAATGGTGTGACTTTACGATTATGTTCTACTAAGATTCCAATGCCGTGTTGCCAGTTAGCACTGCCTGATGTGAGGTAACTAGCCTGTTTGACATCCATCATATGCCCAACTTCTAATCCATATAAAGTAGAAGTCTTGCCATAAAAACCAGTAGTTTCATGTTGTAAACCAATCCTATGTGTGTGTCCACACACTACTGATTTACCTAAACGCTTGGCTAGATTTAAAGCGGTAGCCCCTGGTGCACGGTTGAGTGCGCCTTCATCTCCGTGTGCCATTACCCAGCCAGGCAATAGTTCATGCATTTTATGTAAGTAATTAATTTTTAACTTCTCATAGCCAAGTAGTTGTTCAATCTCTAATGACTTGAGTGACATAAATGCTGGCGCATACTTGCGCATGTAAGTATCAATGCGGTCAGTATGATTACTTCGTTGAATGTAAAATGGCTTGTTACCAAGAGCCTTACGGTAACGAGCCATGATGTTGTGCGTTAAATCAATGCTATCTTGTAGCGTCTCTGCATATTCCCCTGCCATACCTTTGTTCCAACGACTAGGTTCGGGTGCATCTAGTTCGTCTCCTACGCACCAGAGTTCGTCAGGTTTATAATCCTGAATAAACTCTAGCGTAGCATCTACAGTCTTGTCATGTTGATATGGTATCTGTAAATCACTGAGTACTACTACTCTTTTTTGATTTGCCATTTGAATTGGGTAAACCTTCCCACTGTCCACGTTGGACAAGCAATCCAATTATGGCATAGTTTGCAAGGTCAATTAGGGTATCTTCTACGCTTTCATAGTTCGGCGTGTCGTTATCCCCAAGGTGGGATAGCCGTGCCAACTTATCATACATGCGTACACGCAGCCCATTCATAGCACCACCAGGTGCACCTGCTATATTCATTGGACCGTAATCTTCATGTTTTTTGTATAGGATTGTAAGTAATTCTATTGTAATTCCTTTAGCATCTTCAAGGTTTTTCATTGAGTATCTCCTTTAGGTCTGTATCAAATGACTTCATTGATTCACGTACAGCAAACTCTTCCCATACTTCATCTGCTTTACCGTGGCTTGATGCCACAAATATAGCACTCAACATAATCAAACACTCTTTAGCCTCGGCTGGGTCAGCATCTATGGTCATGTATATATCTTCAAGCGCACCTATAATGTTAAGCATCTTTTTGTCCGATACTGGGATACCAATATATGCTTCGTTGTTACGTGCATAGTCCCAAAACTTTTCATCAAGGGGTAACGCATTCTTTGATTCGTCCGTCAAGCCATTCACTTCCCATCTTTATCATCATGCTGTTTACGTCTTCGCCATCTGGCATTGAAATAATGTTTACATTACCTAATTCCCTACTAATCTTTTTGCCAAACTCTAACCCTGCCGAGTCACCATCTGCAAGAACAATGACTACATCAAAGTCATCTAGTATCTTGGCATAATGGGGCTTCCAATTGTTAGCCCCAGGAATACCAATAGTCGGATGAATAGTTTTAACTGACATCATAATACAATCAAACTCACCTTCGGTGACGCAGATGTATTTGTCTGCGGCAAAGCAAGCCTGCGTATTAAACATAGTAGTTTTAGCACCAACTAATCCCATGTACTTGGCATCATGTATACCAGTCAAGTCACGGAATCTAATATCAACTACACCTGACGGTGTAATGTAAGGGATAGCAAGCCGTCCTTTGTACGGCTCATGTCCTGGAAGTGGGTCGTCTACCACTCCCAAGTGAAAGATGCTTGCCTCGTCTACCGAGAGTTGACGGCTTAATAGATAATCTTGTGCGAGTTCTATCTTGCTGGCGTACCTCTGTGTTGCCTGAAGTAAGAACTGACGCTGCGAACTGGACAGCCTCACGATAATTTATCCTCTCTCTATCCATTATTAAAGAATACGTATCACCTTTGATGCCACAACCATGGCATACAAATGCGTTCTTGTCATAGTTAACTGCTGCTGATGCATGACTGTCATTATGGAACGGACACTTCATCTTGCGCCAACCGCTGCCCCTTGCAGGCACGGTGGCGCCTATGTAATTGAGGTATTCCTCAATGCTTGGTTTCTCCAAGTGCTTTCCTCAACAATTCTACCCATACATGTCCAGGCATAGTGCAGTACCAGTCGGCTGGACTTCCCCTACCCACCCGTTTGTGCCACACTACACCTGTCCACGCTTTATCGTTAGCCATTTCGGTTAACAATTCTTCTGTCCATCCAGCCAAGTTCATCTTGGCATGATTCTTTATTTCAATTGTAACTCCAGGTATACCTGATATGTCACCTTTGTCTAGTGTTGCACCAGCCAAACGCCTGTCTACATAAGGGAACCATTCTTTAAGATACTTAACTACATCTCGTTCTGCTCCACTGCCTTTGGCTTTGGCTGCACTACTCATGTGTTATCTTTACAATCACATTGTCCACAATTACAATGTGGCATTTCAGTAGGGGTTTCACAAACATCACATTCAATCATACCATCATCTCCTGTTGAGTGTGGTCTTTGATTGTATCTTCTAAGTTCATTTTTGCTGGGTCAAAGGATAGTGTTATGTAAGTTGCACCTGTCGGGTCAGCCTTACCGTATCTATTCTTAACTGGTGCTACGCATAGATATGAATCTACACCTTGCATCATCTGTCCTACAGTCAACACCATTGCTGGAATCTGTGCAACTTTACCCTGCAATGCAGAACGTGGTTGACATGGATACCCTGGCGCACCTTCTTGCGTATGATGCAAGACAAGAACTGCTGCGTTAGTATCACGTGCAAGATATTTTAACTCTTTCATAACTGCACGCATACCAGCAAACTCTTCATGTCCATCAATGGCTATGTCCATAAGGTTATCTACAACTATAAGTGTAGGGCTTCTGCCCCACATAGTTTCAAATGCTGATACTTCTTCGTCTAAATCTTTGAGTGTAGGTGATGGTTCAAACGACCAGTACATACCAGAGAACTCACGCAAATAATGTTCTGCTGCTTCGGGTTTTGTCTTAATCATGTACTCAGCATCTTGCTGAGTTATCTTGGCTTTCATAGCAAGCAAACGCATAGCCATAGTGTGTGCATTGGTATCGGCAGAGAAGTATAAGGTTGGTTGTTTTAGTCTTGCTGCGATATGCAATGCAATGGATGACTTACCTGCGCCTGGAGTACCTGCTATGACGGTGACTTCTGCTCTACGCAGAATAATTCCTTCACGTTGGAAAGCCTGAAAAGGTGGGGGTAATGGTTCTCCCCCCACCTCTGGCTTACCGATACTTCGGCGGAGTGTTTTCATTTATGCCTTTGTTTGGTCGGCTACGAATGTAGCAAACTCTGGTGAGCCTGCCTTAACATATACTGTTGTGCATTTGGTTGGGTCGCCTTGCTTGGCTGGACAGAAGTGTCCTTTGTATGGACCAAATTTGCCAGTCATACCATAGATACGTGTCATTGTACCGTGAGGACAATTGCGTGCGCCTGCACCTGGAGATACAAACGCTGGTGGTCCTGCTGGTGTATCACTGATTACAGTTGCACCTAGTGTGTTGGCAAGCATGCCAACTACAGGTGATGGTGGTACTGCTGTGTTAACTGGTGCTACGCCACGGATGGCTGCTTCTAGTTCTTGTGTTGCTGATGCAAGAGATGCAAGTGATAGCGCAACTCTTTGGTCTAGTTCTTCTGCTGTCTCAGCACGCAAGGTGATAAGAGAACCTGCTGCTGATTTAACTGTGATGCTGATAGGTGCTTCGGTTGAGGACATGTTTCTCCTTGATAGTAGTTATAACTCCACAACTACGGCATATATATTCTTTGCCGTTAGTTGTAAATTGATACAGCATTACATCTCTGCTCATGCAGTTGATGCATAGCATTAATGAATATCCGTAACCAATTTCTTTTTGGTATCTCTGAAGGTTCGCACCTTCATTGCTAACTGGATACCTTTCCATCCTTCTTTGATGTCAACAAAGTGCAGTTCACATTTACCACTACCTGCTGGCAGGTGGACAATGATTCCTTTCTCTGTATTGACGTCACCCCAAGACGAACGGGTTGCCGTAACGGGGTCATACGGCAAGCCGTTTGCATACACCGCTAACTGCATAGCAATTTTATTTGGGTAGGAAATACTACCAGTCTTTAAGTCAGAGATAAACAACTCACCTTTGTATTTAACGATACGGTCAGGTGTACCTGCAATCTTAAACTTATCTAGTACGCAGAACTGTTCAATGAATACATTCTCAAAGTCTTTAGTTGCTGCATCATAGGCTTGTATGTCAGCGATATAATCCTCAGGGATTACACCTAAGTCAATGCCTCTGTCATGTTTTTCTGTAAGTGTATGAATGGCTGTACCTATAGTTGCTTGCTTGGTTGCACCTGCTGCTTCCATTGCATCTTCAACTAACTTGTCCATCTCCAACTTGTTATCTCTTACAGCACTGGCTGCTAACAATAAGTCAGGACGCAGCGTTAAACCCGCTGCTGCCATACGTAACTTCCATGCTACTAGTGCAGTGCCATCATCTAATGAACCTGCAATTGTAGTGGTACGTGTGTACGGTATTGGCTTACCACCTTTAGGTGGCACAACCATTGGTCGTCCGTATCTATCTCTGGGTACTTCTACTTCTGACATGCTTCTCCTTTGATTAAGTACTAGTAGGAGGCAGGACAAGGAGAGAGCCAAAACCTACCGCCCACTAGTGTCCCCATCATAGCATAGTGACGGCTATGCGTTGATGTCATTGCCGCAATGCGGACAAAGTTTTTCTGGACGCGAATACTTTTCGTACTTAGCATAAGCGTCTTTGTAATTTTGATGCACATATATCTTGCATCTATTACGTGTGCTATACAAACGTATGATTGCACCTGACTGGTGCAATACTGACAGGATACCACTAGTAGTACCGTGATGCCAACCTGTTTTAGTGGCTAACTCTTTCCAGGTTAGCCCCATTTCTCCTGCTTCTTTTAATATACGTAACGCTAACTGCTGTCTGTTTTCTTCCCGACCAGATGAGATATTATCTAGCGCTCTCTGCTGAGATGTATCTGTACCTGACCAGCCAGCAGTACCATTGTAAGGTACGTATGCATTAGTCATGTCCGCAATCTCCCCAACAATTACAGCATACTGATTTAGAATCAATACCATGTGTGGCTGGGTCGCCACAATTATAACATTCTTGTTCGCTCATTCAGACTCCTTGTGCCAACCAGCAGTTGCTAACTTGCTATCTTCTAGCGCTTCAATTACTTCTACAATAAACTCTTCTGCTTCTATTTCACTATTCTCAAAGCGTTCAGATAGTTTAAGTATACGTGAAGGTGCTCGCATAATTTTAACTGCTGATGCTTTGCAATCAGGGCAAAAGAATTTAATGGTTGCTTTCTTTGTTTCATACTCAACCATGTGTTGCTTGCATTCGCAAATCATTACTCTTCCTCTACGTCAGAGATGTCAATGTTATCTATTTCTATACTTGCGCCTGAACCAATGTCAATGGTGATGTCGTCTCCAATGCAGTTGTTTGCATCATCTTCATCTTCGGCTGTGTATCCTGTAACGTAAGCAGTAATTGTAACAGTTGCTTTATACTCTGCTCTGATAAGGTCGCACTGAATTGACTTGAGTAACTCGTTGACTTCACTACGAGTAATTGTTGCTTCTCCGCTATCCCATTCAAGTTCACTGAAGAAGTCACGTACTTTATATTTAGTGTCACTTAGTTCCTCTGCTCTTTTGATGAAACGTGTTACTTCTGACTCGGTATAGGTTACTACATTTTCTTCTGTTGTAATTGCTATTGTGTTCATGTTTCCCTCTCGTTGTTTGTGTGTGCTCCGTGTTCGCCACTGGCGGAGCAACCCAGTGAAACGTCCCCTGTATTGTCTAAGGATACGACTATACAAGTTATGCGTATCCACGTTTATGGATTTCTATCCATGTGTGTGGAAACTTAAACAAGCACTAAATCTAGTGCTTTATCTTTGATGCGGTCATTGCGTCCACTGATGGTGGCGATTGCACGGCGGTCAGAGCCACCAGAAGCATAATGGTCAGCATGTTCAATGACTGCTTGCCATACACCAAAGGCTGTGCCCCTGATGTTCTCTTGTGTAGGTGACTGGCTGTAAATATTCCATGCTGAGTCACGACCATTGAGTGCAATGGTACGTTGACGACGCTGTCCTTGTGATAGTAGATGGTCAGGTGCTTCTTCAATC